ATATCTGGGATCACCGCCCCGTTTGCCGAAAATTTTAGAACAACAGGTCTGACACTTTAGCACGTTAAAGTGTTAAACTTCACCGCGTTAAAGTGGTAACGCGTGAAAGCGTTGAAACATCCAGGCGTTATCCAGGTATCATCCGGCTGTAATTGTTAACAAACTATGAACTATAAAAGGTCAATAAAATCCGTACATGAAATTAAAAAATATCACTAGACAAAAAATCAAACTATGGTACTATATAGATGTAACAAGAAAGAAACAAACATCAAACGCAAATAAAGAAAGTGAGGATTGAACAATGACATTTAATGAAAAGAGAGAGTTAATTTTATTGGCTGAGAAAAAAATCAAGAGTGGGAAAAATGTGTCGGAAGTTGAAAGCGAAGATGTTAAAAAGATGATGAAGAAAATTGCCGCTAACGCGGTAAGTATTGGACTCTATAATTTTAACCGTTTTGTTATTTCAAACATTTGCGAGGGCGACTTTACAACAATTAAACCAGGATGGAAAGACGCTAGAGTTGGGATGGTAAAATGTTTGGCAATAATCAATAATGAGGGTGAAGATCTTATAGACATTTTAGGTCTTGAAGAAATTGAAGACGCGGTGCGTTTTACACTCTTTGAATTAGAGGGGGAAGAACATGAAGGTTAAACCGATTAAAAGAATCAACATTCCAGATTCTACTCGAATAAACTTCGTTGACAAGCGCACCACCATAAAGGAGACTTTATCAGATGGAACAATCGATTTTTACGACCTCGATTCTTCTCTACTCTGTGAGGGGTATTTCACAAACCAAATTAGAGGAGAGTTACAGAGAGTGGAAACAGAGAAAGTTGTCTATTATACTTTCACTTTTAACAATGGCGACAAAACGCACTATCGCAACTTTTACACGTTACGAGCTAGACTATAACTTCTATTTATCTGGTATACCGCCGTAGACTATAACACAACACGCAATATAATATAATCTGATAATACTACATAACATTACACTTCAAACAAATAACACAAAAAAGGAGATTTTAAATTATGAAGAAATTTGAACTTGTATCTGGAGACGAAAAATGCGTAAAGCTTGTAAAAATCAATGGTACAACAGCACTTGCGAAGGACGCAAAACCATCTGGTAAGCTTTTAGGAATTGTAGTTGGTACTGATGATCTAACAGGGAAAATCACTTACTATCTCTGTATGGAAACTGGAGAAGGTTTTGGCATTTACGCAACAGGTGTTGCACGTGAAATTGACAAGATTTCCGATTTGTTAACGGATGCTATTGCAGATGGGCATGATTTTATCATTGAATGTACAACAGGTATTTCAAGGAACTCTGGACAGACATTCTTTAAAATTATGGTAAGAAGCTTTTAAACGCGGCAAACGGTCAACAGTGCGGTTGACTCCAAATAATAGAACGGAAGCTAATCAAGTTTGTTCATTTTACATCAATAAGGGGACTGGAAACAGTCCCTTTTATAATTACATAATGTTAACAATTTGTTTACAAAATATCTCATATTTGTTCATATTTATATGTTAAACTGAAAGAACAAAAATGAAAGTGAGGTATTGAATATGTATTTGGAAAGCCAATTATTAGAACTTCAACACGCTATTGTATTGAGAGCATTAGACGATATCAAAACACCTGTTTTGAGACTGAAGTATTACAGAGAAGTTAGAGAGTCACTTGAATTATATGCACCACTCTATCACATGACAGCGGAAGAAATGATTCAAAGCGCAATCGCAAGCGGCTATATCGAGCCTTTTACAGAAAGAGAGGTAGAGGAATATGGCAAGTAAACAAAAAGAGCGTGTTGGCGAAGTCCAACGCGCAAAAGGGATGTTATATGACGTGTATAATGGAAAGTATGTGTTGCTCAAGAAACACTACACAAAAGATGAATCGCTTCTGTTGCTCAGAACTTTAGGCAAAAGAGCGCAAACCAGGCTTGCAACCCTTAAAGAATATTTCAGCGAACGCGGTAAACGTTATACTGGGGAAATAAATCCTATCTATGATAGATATAAAGGGTTCGATATTAAGTATCAAGGCTTATCCTTGCAAGCGATTCAGAAAAAAGTATCAACCGCTATCGAGATATTAAATGCTAAACAATCCACTTACACGGGATATAGACAGCTACAAAATAAAGCATACCAGAAAATGATAGAGAATCACCCAAAACTCAAAAACCTATCTTTTGAAGATTGGAAGAAAATGACAACATATATGGGTGCCTGGCAATCAGCTCATGAGGGTGAGCAGTATGATAGTGAACAGCTACTTGCTTATGCTAACTGGGCTGGAAATACACTAGGTAGTGGTTTCGATGGTTTAGTGGCAATGAATCCCGAAGATGTTGACCTTGATGCATGGTTTTTAGATGTACAACGTGAAGGTAGTGCTGGAGAGTGGCTATCTCTTGATCAAGATTTTGACGATATTTAAGGAGAGGTGTAAACAATGGCAAAACGAAAAGAAAAAATTTCATATTGTAAAAAGTTTCTTTGTTTTGACATTGAAACGACTCACGAACACATAACAGAAGATTGTGACATAATCTATACATGGCATTGGTCAGTGATGGATAGTGACTATAACTATAACACATGCTCATCATGGTCAAATTTATATGATTACTTGCATAGCCAATATCAAACATTTGCAACTCAATGCGAGAACCGTATCATTGTTTATGTGCATAACTTATCATATGAAATGGAAGCTATAATCAGGAACTTAGAAGGACACACCATGACAGGCGGCTTCTACATGGATACTCACGAACCGCTATATCTTATTATAGATGATGTTTTAGAGTTTCGATGCAGCTATAAGTTAACTAATAAGGGTCTTGCGGCATGTGGAAAAGACGTGGGACTCGAAAAGCTTGAAATGAACTATAAAGATATCGTAAAACCAGGCGAAGCATTGCCGCAAGACAAAGAACGCTACACATATCGAGATGTTGAAATCATGGTGGCGAAAATCCATCAGTTGGAAGAACAGGAAGGTAAACCTTTTTACGAATTTCCATACACAAATACGGGATTTTTACGTGATGAGCTTCGCGCTATTATGAAAAAAGATGCTAAGTGGATGAAGATGTTTAGGAACACTTCGCTTGACTATGACAGATATGTGATTTGTCGAAAAGCTTTCATGGGCGGTTATACTCACGCTAACTATATGTACGCGGGGCAAATAATGGAAAATGTGGATAGCTACGATTTTGGTAGCGCGTATCCGTTCGCCATAGCGACAGAAAAATTTCCTGTTGCACCTCTCAAGCGTTTACCAAACGCGAATATTTACGACTTAAAACGCTTACTCAACACAGACAATTATCTTTTCATCTGTACAATTACAGCAAAAAACGTTCGCGCAAAAGGTACAATGACATATTTATCATCATCACATTGCGAAGTGTCAAGTGATAGCGTTTTGGATAATGGTAGAATATTCAAAGCTGAAATGATAAAGACGACATGTACTAGCCTAGATCTTGCAATCATTTTGCGGATGTACAAAATTGATGCAATCCGCGTAGATGAATGCTACTATTGTAGAGCTGACTATTTACCATCAGGAATTGTTTGCACAATGTTAAAGTATTACAACAACAAACAAAGTTTAAAACATGTAAAAGGCGAAGAATTAAACTACGCAAAAGCAAAAAACCGCGTAAATTCCTTTTATGGTATGTTTGTGCAAGACCCTATTCACGATGTTGTTACACTTGACGGCACGGAGTGGACTTTAGACCACTGTGCTATCACAAACAAAGAGGAAATTTCCGCACAGCTTGAAAAATTTTACAAATCTTTTAGAAGTTTCTTGCCTTATCAAATTGGAGTTTTCATACCCGCGTGGACACGCTACCATTTAATGCATGATATAGTGTCGAAGATTGATAGAAATGTGCTCTACTGTGATACAGACAGTGCAAAAATTATCAATCGAGAGGAATGTTTAGACGTAATAAACGGATATAACGAATATGCAAAATATAAAATCGACTTAGCTATAAAACGATATGGTTTAGATTACAAACTACCAGATTTAGGAGTTTTTGACTGGGAAACCGAAGACACTGGTGCATGGTTGAAATTTAAGACTTTTGGCGCGAAGAAATATATATATCAAGATACTGATAACAAATTGTATATGACTGTGTCGGGACTCTCAAAGAAAGCTGTAAACTATCTTTCATCAATTGAAGATTTTGAAATTTTTACAACTTTTGACAAAGATGTGTCGGGGCGGACAATTTCACACCCAACTACAAACGCAATCGAAACTTACGACAATGGCGGCACGTGGATAGAAGATACCACTTACACACTGTCAATCTCACCTGAATATGGCGCTTTGATTGGAATAGACGTGTATAGCATCAAGCCGACTATAATAACAAAAGACGGCAAGAAAGAAAATACAGATGTAGATATAAGTAAACGTTTAGAAAAGTTTACGGTAAAAACCAAACATTTATCACCAATAATATTAGAAAAGATAGGAGAATAACATGGAAATTGAAAATCTTTATATAACAGTAGGTGACGAAACCTATATAAACATTCCATCATTGTATACTTTAAACGCTGATGTTTACATTGTTTTTGGTGAACGCTCAGCTGGTAAAACATACTCTGTTTTTAAGGGATTGTTTGACGACTATAACGCGACTGGTGCGCAATTTGTATACATGCGTACACGCGAAGATTATCTTATCCGTGGTAGAGCATGGGGTGCAGTCGCCAACATCAAGCCGTATGTTGAAAAAACGCTATGGAAAGAAGAAGCGAACTTGAATTACTATAGTGGTGTTTACCGCAAACAAGAATTAGGACGTAACAATAAATGGGTATACTCACCATGTGGCTATAGTTCTTCAATAGCTTCATGGATGAAATACAAAGGTAATGGATACGATAGCGTTAAAACTATATTTTTAGATGAATTTATCGAAGATGTTGACACTACTACAATTATACCACTTTCCAGAAATGAATTTTTGAAAGGTTATAGTCAACAGCTTTCAACTATAGTTAGAAGAAGAAAAGATGTTAAAATTGTAGCATGTGCAAACAGTATCAACCCCAAAAGCCCTCTGTTTGATTATTACAACATTGATGCACGTAAACTAGAACAGGGAAAAGTTTACATTTTCAATCGTAAACTTGAGGATGGTGATGCACTGAAAATTTGTGTTCTGTATACCGAACCGCCAAAAAAAGCACACGTGTCAAAACACCTAGCTGTTTATGAGTCCCAAACAAATGACATGACTATAAACGGAGCTTGGCAAGAGGAAGTCTATCCTAATATTTATAATCACTTATCCTGGAAGTGGTACGCGGAGCTAACAGTAAAAACCAACCGTGTATATATAGCAGACTTTGGAATAACAGTTATTTTTCCAGAAAAGCAACGTTGTCCTATGGTAATTGTAGATGGTAAATACAAATCAAAAAACAATATTCTTACAAATGAGCTATATTTACCGACAACTCGAAAATTGATAGAGTGGATGTTATACTACAAACGCACCTCACAAATCTGTGCAAGCTCAAAAGATGCAAGCGAAAAATTTAATGACTTGATCAAACGTGTACTTATTGACAGAAATTAAATATATGTTAAACTATAGTTAGGGACTACCAGACAGACCGCGAAGAACGGGGTAGTTGTGCAAACTGTCAGCACGGGCGTGGAGACACGCCCACCTTTTTAGAAAGTGAGGTGTTGTGATGGATATTAGTGCAGTTACGCAAATGATTACAAGTGTCGGCTTTCCAATTTGCATGACGTTGATTCTTTGTTACTATATCAAGTATCAGACAGACGTACACAAAGAGGAAACAAAAGAGCTTACAAATGCAATCAATTCCCTTAGGGAAATGATATCGGAAATTAAAACAGAGTTGGAAGGTGGTGTGAAAGAATGACGTATTATGAAGTAATTAAAAAGGCGTTATATATGTTTTATCACCGTGATGAATATGCATATTTTTACGGTGCAAAAGGGCAAGTCCTAACCGATGAAGTGATGAACACACTTATCAGTCTCGAACCCGCCTATTTTTCAAAGTATACAACACAGGAGTTAAGTGCTTATAAAGCTTTCTCGCGTGGTAAAATCGGACTTGATTGTAGCGGTTTCGTTTCCGCTGTCGTAGGCGTTGAAAATTACAGTACGGGACACTATCATGACGGGGCTGATAAGACAACACCGCTTCTAGGTACAGAAGGTAACGGTTTGTATACAACTTTTGGCGGCATAGGTAGGCATGTAGGAATTGACATTGGATACGGTTTTTTCTTACATATGCCAAAAGAGGGGCAGACAATCACCTTAGGCAGAATTGCAGAATATGAGTGGGAACACAGTTTCCATTTTGTAAATATTAACTATGAGGGGGCAAAAGCATGATTGATATTGATAAGATGGTGACAACGCTTTCAATTCCAGATGGAATGACAGTGGATGAAATGAGAAGAATCGTTGTAGATGTGCTTGATATGGCAAAAGCTTCAAATGAAGCTGAGAAAGCAATTACAACAGAAAACGCAACACTAAAAACGGAAAACGACAGACTCAGCAAGCAGAACTTGGAGCTATTCAACCGCGTGACAACTTCAATTTCTCCGTCCACAAAACTTAAAGAAGATGAGGAAGAAGAAAAAGAGGAAGTCACAACCGATGATATTTTAAGCTATTATAGTTAATGTTATAGAAAGTGAGGTATAAAATTATGGCAAAAACAACAAAACCGCTGACAAGCGCACAGCGCGGTGTCAATCTTTTTAACGATGCGAGAAAGAATTCCTCAAACGAATACATGAGGGCAACAGGCGAAGTTACCGTGGCAACGTCAATTTCTCACGCAATGACACCAATCGTAAAGTATGCACCATTTATGAACGAGTTTCTGCACTATGTTGTAAACAAGATTGTAATTCAGTCCGTTGAATCTAAGATGTATACCAATCAGTATGAAATGCTGAAAAAGGAAGGTTTTCCACTTGGAACCGATATGGAAATGAATTACGTCAATCCTGCCATGGGGCGTGATTATGATATTTCTCTTGGAGCAACGCTTTTACAAGTTACAAAACCAGACGTTAAAACTTGTTATTTCCGACAGAATCGTAGACGACAGTTTCCAGTAACAATTCCCCGTGAACTTTTGGAAGGAGCTTTCACGTCATGGGAGCAGCTTGACAGTATGGTAACAGGCATGGTGACAAGTCTTTTCAGTGGTAACGAGATCGAGGAAGAAAACCTTATCAAGAAGTTGATTCAGACTTCCGTTAAAAACAACGTAGTAGTTAAGAAGGAAATTCCATGGGATGATGCAGACCCTGCCGCTTCATCTGTCGGCTTTATCAAGACAATTCAGAAAATTGCACTTGATATTACACATGCTTCAAGTGACTTCAACAACTACCAGGCATATGCAACAGCACAGGGAATTGCAGACGCGACACCAGCTATCACATGGACACCATCTGACAGTTTATATCTGTTTATAAGAAGTGACGTTTTAGTAAATTGCAATGTTGAAACACTTGCGGGTGCTTTCAACATGAGCAAAGCGGAGTTAGTAGGACGTGTCACACCATTCCCTAACTTTGATTATCTTGATTTTACATCTGCAATTGATCCAGTAACAAAATATTGGAAAACCATCGAGGATGATCAAAACATTCTTGCAGTACTTGCAGATGTTAATACTTTCGAGTACCGCGACAATCTGAGTACAAGCGGTGACTTCTACAATGCCGCGGGAATGTATCAGAATCAGTACTTGAACGTTTGGCAAACATACGGCATTAGACCGTGGGGAAATGCAGTTGCAATTTGCAAAAATGCTTAATAGAGGGGGGATTTTATGACAACTGTATACTTGTTTGACTCGCCATTCGACGACAGCGGTAAGCATTTGTTGATCCCAACAGAGAGAAACGCTGAGGGGTTTTTAAAAGAACTTCTCAGCGTTCTTCCTTATAAGCGTTATGATAATGTAACGTGGGAAAGACAGGGGCAAACCTTCCGCTGTCCAGTAAGAGCAGATGAAATAAAACGCTATAACTACATGGCATATCAAAATGAATCACGCATTGAATTTGCGTATATTATAGATTATCAGTATGTTAACAATAAACTGACATATGTAAATACATCTGTCGATTATTGGTCTACATATATCGACAAATTCACATTCCATCCATCTCCAGTCATGCGACAGCACCCAGCAAGTGACGGACTTTTCGCGAACTTCTTTCCAGAGCCAACGCAAGTTGATCGTTGGGAAATTGCACGAACCGAATACGGCTTTTCAAAAGATGATGACGACTCCGTTTATGTCATGACCGCAAACAATACGGACACCTATGAAAATCGTTCAAGTGATTTCTACGCGGCAATCGCAAATTTTGCCATGGGTGATTATGGTCAAATAAGCAATTTCTTTTCATTGGTTTCTGTCAACCCTTGCGAATGTGGCGGCATAGTCCAGAGTAACACAAGTAAGCTATCAAGAGCACAAGCGTTAGAAGTTGTTAAACGATATGCAAAATGTGGCAGACAAGAGGATATTATTGGAGCTTATCACGTGCCTAAGTTTTTTGCTACTGAGATAAGCGGTGAAAATCTGGACAAAGTTGACAATCGAACAGGAGAGGTTGAGTTAGTACAATCGTTTGTTGAAAAACCTCTATGGAACAAGCTCTATACTTCACCTCAGTTTAACAAGCTTACAGTCAATTGCGGTGGAAGCGCCAAAGAATATGATTTTCGTTATTTTGATGAGTCTGCACTACTCGCCAAAAAATTTAAATTCAAGTGGGCGGCTAATCAATCACAGTTAGGCGGTGTTGTAATAACACCAGAGCAGTACGGAAACGGAACAAACGGAGACTATTCGCTTGCAAGTAGTACGTGGGATAGTGTACAGTTATCGACTACACAGCTAAACAATAGCGGTGTTATGCGTGACTTTGGAAACTTTGGCGTTGCGTCAATCGGAAATCTTTTTTCACTTGACATTAAAGGTGAGCTGCAAGCCGCGGAAACTTTTGCAGAAAATTTGGGTGCAAAATTTGAAGAATCAGACCTAACAATTGGCAACCCAACAGGTACGATTGCAATGTATAATGCTCTTTTCCCCATGATTTCTATTGCATGGTATTATCCGTCTTTGCAAGATATTAAAAAATTTAACAACTACTTCTGTATGTACGGCTACAACTATAATGGTAGTCTTGCTGACATTATAATTGATTCTCTGCCAATTGTGAATTACGTACACACAAGCGGCGCAATCATCACCGCGGAAAACGCACCGCAAAACGCAATTGCATACATGGCAAACCGTCTTGATAGTGGTGTCTGGTTTTGGCATGGAATCGGAAATTACAAACACACTGATAAAATCTTAGAAAATCATTTCCCAGAAAGTGAGGGTGATTAAATGGCAACATATATTGGAGAAGCGTCAAAAGATGAAAACGGCAATCTTTGGGGCGGCAGAGACGGAGATCAAAACGGACTTGAAGTCCGCGTAACAGGTTGGTTTCCGCAAACTGGAGACGGTAGGCGCTGGGACTGGATTGCACGTATTCGCAACCGTCCAGACGTTGCCCGTGCGATTGCTACGCTTATGATAGAATCATGTGATAATCAAAATGTTGGATATAACCAACATAGACGGGAAACTTATACAAATGAGTGTCGAAAAGTCGGGTGGAAACCTAAAGACGTTAAAGTACCGTGTGCAACTGACTGCTCTGCTCTAGTTGCATGTATATTAAATTGTCTCAACATTCTAGTAAGTACAAGTATGAATACATACAACGAACTAGAACAGCTTAAAAATACAGAGCTATTTGATATATTGTATGACAGTAAATACTTAACAACAGGCGACAACTTGCAAGTCGGTGACATTTTACACATGCCTGGACACACCGCTATAGTTGTGCAAAACTCAGAGTCAACACAACCAGTTCCAGAAGAAAAGAAAGATGATGAGCAAGTAGGCGCACGAATGTGGATAAATTGGCAAGTTTTCGAGTCTGGTAAAGAATATTCTGACACTAGTGGTTGGTATATAAACGGAGATAAGGGTAGAGCATACGGACGATATCAATTTGATTATCGTTATGGACTAGTGCCTTTTATGCAATTTTGTATACAGCACTATCCAAATCTGTTTAGTGGTTTTCAACCATATATTGATTTGGGTGTTGGCAATGAACAACTTGTCAGCAACAGCGGTTTGAAACAGCTTTTCATCGACTATACAAATAATCACTTATCAGAATTTTCAAAAATGCAAAACTGGGCAATGTTTAACAACTATTACAGTCTGATAAGAAGTGAAATACAAAAGCATTTGGGGTATGACGTTTCAAACGTTGGTGCTTATGCCGTGGGAACTGCCGCTAGTATCGCCATACGAGACAGCGGATACTGGGACGCTGTAAAAGATATCTTCACGGGCACAACAGGAAAAGAGACAGAAAGTGATTGGATAAAATTGGTCATGGCACGTCAAAACGCTAAAACGGGTGCAAATGACGGCAATCGCTGGACAACTACACAGTACAACCGCGTCTTTGCTGACATGGCATCCCAAACAGGCGTTATTCAAATTGGCGAAGGTACAATTTCAGACTCAGACTCAAAAGCCCCCGTCAATCCGGCTGGTGGAAATGCTGGAAGTGCAACAGGTAGCGGTACAACTGAGGTTGTGCAACCAACAACACCGCCCCCACCAATAGGGGGAATTGACGCTAGAAGTATGTTTTGCCCTTATTGGTCTTTAAAATACTTCGCGAATGTTTTGCCACTGAAAATTGATCATTGACAATGACGGTCAATATGGTAAAATGAGGGTGGAAGGCTGAGGGCTGAGGGGTGTGGGGTGAGGGTGAATGATAAATGTACCAATTTCCGTGTATAATTTAGAAAGTGAGGTGTTGAAATTTGAAAAGAAATACCAAAAATCAGAATACACAGACAGAAAACCTTTTAACTATCGGTCTGTATTATACTTTTTTGCGTAGGATTGCTGTTGACGCTTGGACTTTTGAGGGGTTGCCATTTGATGACGATGACGTTTACCGGCATGCAAATAACATTCTCAATGAAAATTTTGTACTTGGTAAGTTAGGGGGACTCTGGAAAGAAGATGGATTTTATGTTGTCGGAGATTGCACAACATCAAGTACTAAGACGTGGTATGGCGGTGCAACAAAGTATCAATGTAAGACGTTCGTGAATACGGTTAGTAAAGACTTGAGCGAAGTTGCTACATTGACGGCTAGCTTGTCACCGTACACAGACTATGACGTTGTTTCTATTAACGGTTTATGTCAACACTATGCCGCGTTGCTTTACGAATGCGACAGGTGTATAAACGTGAACTTAAAAGCACAGAACACGCCCGCAATCTTAAATGCACCAGATGGACAGGAGCTAACGTTTGCCAATCTCTATGAGCAAATTGCGGGTCATAAACCTGTTGTCTATACAAGAGATATGTCACCTTTGAAAAGTCAGTATGACGATATACGTCAAATTGTATATCAGACACCCGCGCCATTTGTTGCGGGAAATGTTGAGCAGTTAAAGTCTATGTTAATGTCGGATTTTATGTTTATGTTGGGTGTTAACGGTAGAACACAAAGCAAAGTTGCGCAAGTTTCGAGTCTTGAAGTTATGCAAGATGCACCTACACTTATGGTTTTAAGAAATTCCTATGAACAGGCGAGACAAAATTTCTGTGATCAATGCAACAAAAAATTTGGCTTAAATGTTAAGGCAACGTTTAATGACTCAAATATTGGTGATGTTGGTTTACTTGACCAATTCAGTGTCATGGACACAAACAGAGAGACAGTGAAGGAAGTTAAGAACAGTGGTTTAGAAGCTCAAGAAAGTGAGGGTGAGGATAATGACAATTCCAATGATTGACACTAATTTTTTGGACAATGATAAGTATTGGTATGATGTGGGGGCGGCTTATACGCTCCATGTATATGATATTTTGCAGAATGCTCAAGTCGGAAATGACAGGAAGTCTAATAAGAGCTTGTTTGATAATTATAATTTTGCGGCTTTTGGGCTTGACGATTATCCGCTTTTCAGTGAGGAATTTAGAAAGCCAATTAACGATATGATCATTCGGCATTTTCTGGAGTGGGAAATTGGTTATGAGACAGATTTTCTTTTCCGTGAGCACATGAGAGGTGATATGGCGCGAATTATGCCCGAACTGAATATCAAGCTTAAGGCACGGTTTGAAGCGTATAACGCAAAGAATATGTTTGAAACGGACAACAGCAAAAACGTTCATAATTCCGATGATTGGCACAAGTTTCTTGACACACCGCAAGGGCAAACGGATTTGCTCGATGACAATTATCTGACAAATGTGAGCAAAAATCATGTTGATGATAGCACAACTCACACGGGGTCAAGCGGAACAGCCGCGTCTAATGCACAGAGCTACACGACAGCGGTTTGGGATTTTGAGACGGAAATTTGTGATAAACTGAAACATAATTTTTTGGGGCTTTTTAGGTGATTGACGAAAGCGGAACTTGTGTTATAATGTGAGTAGAATTATGAAAGTGAGGTGTAACTATGGCGAATATACCTATTATCAATCCGCCTAACAAAGAGCATTTGGGCTTTTGTTGGCATCATCAATTTACGATTCCTTTGCTTTTTGATGATTGTTTGTCGCTTTTACAGAAGGTTTGCGCTTTGTGGGCGAAATTGAATGATGTTATTGACGCATTGAATGAATTTAACAATGAATTTAATGTGTGGGCAAAAAGTGTAGAAGAATCTTTAAAAGATTTGTATGCAAAGTATCAAGCCCTTGATACTAGAGTGACAAATATCGAAAATGAGTTACAGTCTATCCAAAACGAATTGACTAATATCAAAAATGACATTTCAAATATTGAGCAACGTTTAGACAATGTTGAAAACAGATTAACGACTGTTGAAGGTGATATTACAAATATTGAGCAACGTTTAGATAATGTCGAAAACAGATTAACGACTGTTGAAGGTGATATTACAGATATACGTCAGTCAATTTCCAATATCGAAAACTCTATTACTCAGATTCAAGCTGACATGGCAGCGTTAGAAGCTAGGGTGAAAAAGTTGGAAGATTTGTTGAAGAATCTAAACATTATTCCACCAATTGATATTTATAATGCCACGGATGAAGAGTTTGCTACTGGTTTATGGGTGAATTGGTGGAATTGGATGAAAACGATATTATATTTTAAAGGTGCGGCGACGGTTGATATGTGGGAATATTCACCAAATGTTGTGTGGTGGGACGCAACAACACACCTTCCACGATATTTTCAGTTGGGGCGTGTCACACAACCGATCACACTATGCAAACTGCCTTTTATTGCAGTCTGTAAAGGAGTTTTCGACCATTATCCAACAAATGATGAATTAGTTTCTAATAGCCCACATTTTAAGGATAACGCTTTCACAGCCGCAAATGGATTTTTCGATTTTGAGTTGACGAAACCGTTCGGGTATACAATGGATGAAATTAAATTTCAAACATCATATATACCATTCTTACCAGTTAGTAGCAAATTGTACTCATATCAAACATCAATTGATTTAGTAAAAAATATCAACTGTGGGGTTCGTTTACAAGTACCGTCAACAGGCACAACCGCGAAGCTCTGCATTGCATCTGATATTTTAATATTAGGTGTATGCCCAGATAGCGTACCTATTACAAATAAGACTAAGTGGGACATGTACATTTACGCGGTTGCTGAGAATGGTTAATAAGAAAGCGAGGTATTATATGGATTTATTAAAATATTTGGAACCAATGAAAAATATTCCAGAACGTTTTTCAAATCTTGCGTTTTGGCGTGGGGTGAGAAAGCTGAGGGATGAAGTTGTTAATGCGTTCGAGTATGTGGATAGTTGGGGGGAGAGTGTCGAAGTTGACATTGCAAACTTGAAAGCTTCAAATGTACCGTTTAATATACATAAATATAGTATGAATCTGTCAAGTAAATATGATACATTTATAGCGACAGCTGTACCTACTACCGATAATGTGCAAATTAGTGGAAAAAACATTACTATTCTTACTGTTCCAGAAATTACCGTTTCTTATGAACCGCATACACGTGACATTCCAATCATATCAAATGTAATTGGAATGTTTAGATTTAAAGATTCATCTGGTACATGGACGAATGTTGCAGATACTATTGCTTATATTTGTAAATATAACGGATTTGTAAACGGTAAACCACAGTTTACTATCACCGTAACACGTTCATTTGGTGCTTTAATTCCATTTGAGTATACAGAAGTAGAATATTCAATTATTCCATGCCTGACAGCAAATATTGATAGCTAATATAAAAGCCGCCCAAATTGGCGGCTTTATTTTTGTTATTTGGTTGGAAAAGTGAGTTCCAGAAGATAGCTAAGGGATGTTAAGACGAATGCCATACTTGTAAGCTCTTTTGAGGTTTCAACCTTTTTTAGTTCGGTACAATACGCTTTCATCATTCGTCTTGCAACTGGGTTCTTTCCGTATCTGAGAACTAAGTCTGATAATTCATCATACATCTGGTTTTTCTGTTTTGTGGTTAATGCATCCATGTTAAATCCTCACTTTCTGTTAATACTCTCAACATATGCAATATATTTCCCTGTTGTTGTCATATAGAAAATCTTTCTTGCCTGATGTACACTATATGCAAAAATTGTCATATAGTCGTTTGTGTCGTTTGCAACGTCATAATATTCTATTTGATATTCTCTTAATTCTGACATGCTAATACCTCACTTTCTCCTGTTAATCTCTTGTGTATATCGTCACGAGACACCCAGTATTCAATTGTCATATAATTGGTTGAACGTCTCCCCTTATAGAAACATGGTCTTGTGCGAACTACGCCTTTTCCATACTTTCCATTATATGCGTGTACGGTTGAGCAACCTTCATTCATATAGCCTGGAACGTCTGCACATGTGACATAGTGCAAGCCGCGTCTGTGACAATAATCAAGGGTATCATCTAATAATGCGTTCATTTCTGGTACATTGTCGATTGTGTTGCGCTTGTAAATTCCATAAAGATTCATATTTGCTCCATTCTCCCCGTTATGCCGATAGGACAGCTATAATTGTTATTATCTTCATGCTCTGCTTTTATTGTATCTACGAGATTCATGGTGTCCTGTTGCATCCTCGCAACTTGAAGCCCATACACCGCTTTCCACATTTTGCATTGATAACTTCACTCCTACGTATTTCCACATTGCATAGGATATTTTATCCTCATCATACAACATATTTTTTCTTCTAGTATATCGAATGAAACATGTATCATATGTGTCTTGTGTCTTGCATTTTCGCAAATATGAAAGTGTCTGTTGTAAGTCTCTATAGGCGGTTAAATATATTTGTCGCTTTTCGTCAAGCATGTCAAAATCAAGATTAGCGAGAGTGTTGAGGCTGACGTGATGCCATTCTGGATTGATAATTGCTTCATATCGTTTCCATGTTTCCTTGCACCATTGTTCACCGCCACACCGATTTCCTTGTCTGTCAGCTGGACAACAAAAACACTTGTTATTGTACATTTCTGTGATTGTCGGGAAACCGCCAAACATGCCATAAAAAGAAGTTTTTCTTAGATTCTTTGCATAATTGCAATCATTTCCCCACTGTTCCGCCATAGCTTTAGCTATTCCAGGAAAAGTCTTTGATCTTACTAATGCCCTTTGTTCTTTTGAAAGATTCCCAGCTTCTACATACCACTTCGCCATTGTTTTTCCAGACTTAAACTGGATTCTATCTGGAGTCTCTACAATTTTTGTTGGTGAAAGCATTGGCAAGCCCTTTAACCATAAACAAGTCCGCTTTTCGTATGCATCCCCGTATTGATAAGGCTGTATAATTTGATCTGGTTTTCTCCATTGTGTACTCATTACACCAACAGGATTTTCAATTGCTATTCTGTCACAATCAGCATTTGCAATTCTCATAAAAAACTTGATAGCATCATTTCTATCTAACATCCTTTGAATTGCTTTATCTCCATACTTTTCATAATTAAACCATCTGTTACCCGTTACAGTCAAATATGTACATGGGGGAAATGCTATGATCATATCCCACTTACCAGAAATTTCATGCTCTACTCCATCAACAGTGCTAAAAATGCAATTTCCATTCAATAATAAAGTAACGTCTTTCTTGATGTGCCACTCCGGATGATTACCAGAACAGTCAAGTAATCGCAAGAATAAGCTTCATTCCCCAACTTTCGCAACTCAATTGTTACTCTCTGTGATTCTTCACATGCAACCAATACTTTCATTATTATTCCTTTCTTCAAGTCTTTCCTTGATGTCTTTGTTTTCTTTTCTCTTTCTGATTATATTATAGCAAATATCAGAATATAAACAATG